CTGGACGGTCAGCACGAAGGGCTACAGCGGAGCGCACTTCGCGGTCTTCCCGCCTGACCTGATCGAACCATGCATCCTTGCAGGTGCGCCGGGGGCGGGCATCGTGCTTGATCCGTTCTTCGGCAGCAGCACCACGGGCCAAGTGGCGCAGCAGCTCGGACGCGCGTGGATCGGCTGCGAAATCAATCACGACTACGAGCCGCTGCAGCGCGAGCGCCTGCGGCAGCCCGGTCTCATGCTGGGGCCCGCCGCATGAGCGACATGTCGGCCGGCTACGCGCTCGTCCTGGAGGCCGCCGCGCGCGGACTCGAGCCCGATCCGAGCCTGACCGTCGACGAGTGGTCGGACCGGTACATGGTCATCCCGAAGAGCACGGGGAGCAACGAGGCCGGTCCGTATCGAACTTCGCGCACGCCGCACGCGCGCGAGGTGATGCGCGCCCTGTCAGACGATCACCCTTGCAAGCGCGTCGCCGTCAAGGGTGCGTCGCAGATGCTCAAGACGCAGGTGGGCCTGAACTGGTTCGCAGCCAGCGTGCACCAGTCGCCGAGCAACTTCCTCTGGCTGGTACCGACCGGCAAACTGCACAAGCGCGCCGCGGCGCGGATCGACAAGTCGATCGCGGCCGTGCCGCAGCTGCGCGAACGCGTGGCCAAACCCGGCTCTCGTGACGCGAACAACAACAACGACATCAAGGAATATGTCGGCGGCGCCCTTTACATCGCGACCGCCGGTGCCGCGGCTAATCTGTCCGAGCTCGCTGTGCGGCGCGTGCTGTTCGACGAGATCGACCGCGCGAAGGACAACGTGGGCGGTGAGGGCGATCCGACTGAGCTGGCTGAAACGCGGCAAACCACGTTCGAACGCAATCGCAAGGCCTACTACCCCAGCTCGCCGACCATCGAGGGCGAAAGCCCCATTGAAGCGCTGTTCCTGCGCGGCACACAGCGTGAGGCCTTGGCAGAGTGCGTGCACTGCGGCCATGTCCAAGCGCTCGACTTCTTCAAGTTGATCCGCAGCGACGACGGCAAGCGGGCGCTTTACCCGTGCGAGGAGTGCGGCGGCCTGCACGAAGAGGGCGACAAGCCGCGCATGTTCGCGCGTGGCCTGTGGAGCGCCGGCGTCGAGGGAGACGGCGAGACCGAAAGCTTCCATATCTCCGCGATGTTCCTGCCGTACGGGTGGATCCCGTGGGTCTCGCTGATGCGCCAGTACGACCAGGCGAAGGCGAAGCTGGAAGAGGGTAGCGAAGAGGCAATGATCGTGTTCTACAACACGCGCCTGGCGCTGTGTTGGGCTCGCACGAAGGAGACCACGAAGTACGACGAGCTGATGCAGCGCGCGGAGCCATACCGTTTGGGCGCCGTCCCCGACGGTGCATGCATCCTCACATGTGCGGTCGATTGCCAGGCCTACCGGCTCGAGATGAAGACTGTCGGTTGGGGCGAGGGCATGGAAGACTGGATCGTCGACTACCAGGTGATTCATGGACCTCCGTCTGAGCTGGCCACATGGGAGAAGCTCGACGAGCTTTTGAAGACGCGCTATCGCCACGACTCGGGCGCGATGCTTTCCATTTCCGCGACATTCATTAACGCTGACGGCAAGGGCGGCACGGCGCAGGATGTCTACAACTTCACCGCCTCGCGCCGCCGGCGCAACATCTTCGCAGTCAAGGGCCACAGCCGCCCTGGCAGGCCGATCCTGAGCAGCAAGCCGACACTGGTGGACATCAACTGGCGCGGCAAGAGCGAGAAGAAGGGCGCGCAACTGTGGTTCGTTGGGCCCGACACGGCGAAGGACTACCTACAGGCGCGCTGGAAGAAGACGGCGGGACCCGGCGCGACACACTTCTCGGAGGACCTGCCCGAGTCCTACTACAAGGGCCTCACCGCCGAATACCGCACCTACGGATACAAGCGCGGCCGTAAGACGTCCTGGTGGGAGCAGAAGAAGGGCGAGCCGAACGAACCGCTGGACTTGATGGTCTACAACCTTGGCGCGGCGTACTACCTCGGCTTGCACAAGAAGAACGAGCACCAGTGGCAGCTCCTGCGCGACCGCTTGGTGCCAACTCAGGGCGACCTGTTGGCTGCGATGGATACGTATCCAAAGTCTGCGGCAGCGCCATCCGCACCCGCCGATCGCGACGGCGCCCCGCCGCCGCGGCGGCGCGAAGAAGAACCCGCGCCATCAGTGCCTGCGCAACCGAGCCGCGTTGTCGGCGGAAAGATCGTGCTGGGCTCGGGCACTAGGCGAGGTGGCTAAGGCATGGTCATGCGCGACCACGCGGACCGCGAGCCCGACATCGTGCTGGCCGTGCTGGACGTGGTGCGTCTGACCTTTCCCGAATTGACCGAGGCGAAGGCGAAGGAGATCGAGCAGACGGTGCGCGCGAAGTACGGCGGCCAGCGCTTTCGTGTGGCCAAGCGCAAACAGCATCCGACGCGCGCGGACCGCATTAAGGTCTTCGAGCAGGCGCTGACCGATGCGCCGACTGAGCAGATCACGCAGGACAACGGCATCAGCCGCCGAACGCTGTATCGGTACCTCAAGCGAGGCGGTGAGTGATGAGCTGTGCCAATTTGCCCTATTTTTGGACAGGCGCGGTTTCTAGACTTCAGCTCGCATTGGTGCGATGAACCTCTGTCTTCATCCGAGTCAACCTGAAGGAGGCCGCCATGTAGCTGCGTTTCAGCGCGATTGTGGAGAGCGTAACGAAGGCGGCGCGTGGCGTGCATGCACGCGCCGCCTTCATTTGAAGGAACAACATGGCCGGAATCACCCTCGCACAAGCCGAATCGCAGCTCGCGGCATACCTTGCCGCCGAAGCTGCGGTTCTCTCCAACCAGTCCTATGAGATCACCACGGGCGGGGGCTCGCGCAAACTGACGCGCGCGAACCTGGCCGAAATCCAAGAGGGCATCAAGCTGTGGGACGCCCGTTGCAAGACACTGGCATCGCGATCCGCTAATGGCGGCCGAGGTCGCGCGCGCACCATTGTGGCGGCAGGGTGAGCACGATGTCCAAGCGCGAGATTGCCAACAACTTCGAGCCCACGCGCCTGGAGCGCGCCCTGTCGAGCGTGTTGCCGGGGTTGGCCAAGCGTTTGCACAAGAGCCGCATCCAGTTCGAGATGCAGGCGTTCGCCGGCCGCGGCGTCGGCGGATACGTCGGCGCGCGGCGCGACCGTGCAGCCACTGCCGACTGGTCGCCTGGCGGCGGCTCGCCCGCGGCGGACATCAATCCAGACTTGCCGATGTTGCGCGACCGCAGCCGCGACCAGACCCGGAACGAGCCGATCGCACTGGGCGCCATCAACACGGACTGCCTGCACGTCGTCGGCACCGGCCTGACGATGACGCCCGCGATCAACTACAAGGCTCTCGGCATCACCGAAGAGCGCGCGCAGGAATGGGCCGAGGACACGCGCATGCGCTTCAACGCATGGGCCGCGTCGCCGGACTGCGACGTGCGCCGCCGCCTGGACTTCTACAGCCAGACCGACCTGGCTTATCGCTCTTGGGAAGAGAGTGGCGATGTCTTCGCGCTCACGCCGATCCTGCTGCGCGGTGGCGAAGACACACTGGCGCTGCAGCTTCTCGAGGCCGACTGCGTCAGCACGCCTCGCGGCAGGCGCGATGGCTTGGACATGCAGGACGGCGTCGAATTGAATCCCGACACGGGCGAGCCGATCGCCGTCCACGTGTCGAAGTACCACCCCGGCGAGCCGCAGGCTTTGGGCAACGCGTGGACACGCGTGCCGATCCGCGGTGAAAGCACTGACCGGCTTAACGTCATCCACCTCTTCGACTCCCTGCGTCCGGGCCAAGCGCGCGGCGTGCCGTGGTTTGCGCCGGTCCTGGAGACGCTCAAGCAGATCGGGAAATGGAGCGACTCCGAGCTCAATGCCGCCGTCGTATCGAGTCTGTGGGCCGTCTTCATGGAAATGGACGCGGAGGCGTTCGACGAGCTCTTCGAAGACGACGCGAAGTCGAAGATCGTCAACGACGCGCAGAAATGGTCCGGCAAGATCGAATCCGGCAAGGTCGTGAACTTGCTGCCGGGCGAGAAGGCCGAGATGAAAACGCCCGGCCGCCCCAACCCGGCGTTCGATCCGTTCTACCAAGCCATGGTCGCCCGCCTCGGCACGGCGCTCGGCATTCCGAAGGAAGTGCTCCTGATGCACTTCCAGAGTAGCTACACCGCGGCACGCGGCGCGTTCATGATGGCGGGCCGCCGCTGGATCACTCGCAGGGAAAAGATCGCCAAGATGTGGTGCCAGCCGATCTACGAGCTGTGGCTCGCGCACGAAGTCGCCGCTGGCCGCATCGCTTGTCCTGGCTTTTTCGCGAGCAAGATGATCCGGGCTGCCTGGTGCTCCGCCACGTGGACTGGAGACGGCTTCGGCTCGGTGGATCCGGTGAAGGACGTCACGGCCGCGAAGATGCGCGTCGAGATGGGCATCAGCACGCTGCAGGCCGAAAGCGTGCAGTACGACGGCGTCGACTGGGACACTAAACAGCGCCAGCGCGCCAAGGAGGTTGCCCGGCAGCGCGAGGACGGCACGCTCATCGCATCGAGCAGCTCGGATGCGCCACCCATACTCGTCGACCCCGGCGACAACGGCTCCGACGACGACACCGAAGCGCCGCCCGCCGCGCCCGCGCCTGCGCCCGCGTTGCCGACCCCGCAGCCATCGCGCACTCCCGCGCCGCAACGGCGCTTGCCAGGACCGCGCGGCTGAGTAGTGCCAATTTGCCCTATTTTTTAGGCTGAGCAATTTCTAGAGTCGCGGCACTGAACCTCATCAGTGCCAATGCAACTACTCGATCTTCTTCTGTCGCCCTGGGCCATCGCGCCCGACATGCTGCGCGAGATCCAGGCGATCTACGCCACGCATCTGCGCGGCGAGAAGATCGACATCGAAGCACTCGAAGCGCGTCTGGGTCGCCCGCTGGCCAACGACCAGCAGGAGTACCGGGTCGAGGAGGGCGGCATCGCCGTTCTGCCGATCGAGGGCGTCATGGCCCCGAAGGCGAACCTGTTCATGCGCGTGAGCGGTGGCGCGTCCACGCAAATGCTCACCAAGCAGATCGAGTCGGCGATGGCCGACGCGCGCGTCAAGGGCTTGGTGCTGGCAATCGATTCGCCTGGTGGGAGCGTGTTCGGCGCGCCGGAGCTGGCGTCGGCGATCTACCGCATGTCGCAGGAAAAGCCCATCGCCACGGTCGGCGAGAACCGCATGGCCAGCGCCGCCTACTGGGCTGGGTCCGCCGCCAACGCGTTGTTCATCAGCGGCCCGACCGTCGAGGCCGGCTCCATCGGTGTCGTCGGCACGCACAGCTACGACCCGCGTGGTGCACAGGGCGTCACCGAGATCACCGCCGGCAAGTACAAGCGCATCGCCACGCCGAACGCGCCGCTGACGAAGGAAGGCCGCGAGTACCTGCAGGCGCAGGTGGACCACGTCTACACGGTCTTCGTCAACGCGGTCGCCGTGCACCGCGGCGTGACGCCCGAACAAGTTCTTGAGCACATGGCCGACGGCCGCGTGTTCATCGGCCAGCAGGCGATCGACGCCGGCCTCGTGGACGGTGTTGCCACGGTGGACGAAGTCGTCGCGCAGATGGCCGACAACCCCGACGCCTTCATGAAGCGCCGCAAGGCAAAGGTCATGTCCGTGTCGGCTTCCAAGACTGCGAACCACGGCGCCGGTGCTGCGCCCGCGTCCGCGCCCCCCCAACCGTCCAACCCTCAAGGAACGAAATCCATGGACATCGAGAAGCTGAAGGCTGAACACGGCGACGTGTACCAGGCCGCTCTCGCGCTGGGCGCTACCGCCGAGCGCGCACGCATCCAGGCGGTGCAA